AGATAACCTGAGCCATCAATAATCTCTACATATCCCATTTACTCACCCCCATCCCAATACCAAGATCCCGCAGCTGTGAGTTTGTGCCAGCGGGCATCACATTGTTCATCTTTCGGTGCGCTGCAGACATAACCAAAATAAGGTTTACCTGTCTTGGCTGTGCCTTCTTTAAGTATCATCGCACCGTGTTTACATTCTTGCTGCTTTGGTGGCAACGGTATAGCTTCTACTGCATCACCCACTGACCAAACAGTTGGTTCTTTTTTGTCTTCTGCAAACGATGCACGTAATACATTTTCAACAGCTCTAGCACGTGTACCAGCGGGTGAATAATTAGTTTGAGTTTTTACAACCCTAGCCATTTCTTCTCTACTTGGTCCATTTTTTTCAGTACCGATATTAGCCGCTTTAAAAGCAACGCCTCTAGCCGAAGTCTCGCAATTTTCCAACGCAAAATCTCTATTGACGCCCCTATCGGAAATAACCTCTTTCGCGTGACCTGTTGCGAATGGTTTTTCATCAGCTGAGTCCCTAAATAATTCACATACCATAATGACTCTAGTGTCTGACTCCGAGATAATCTTTGTTCGTACTGCTCCATTTTTGTACCTTTCCCAAAACATATTAGATCGTTCTTGAACTGTGGTGTAGTCTTCTAAATTAAATGCCATTAGTCATCCCCCCAGGTAAATGCGACATCGAGCTCTGCTTCCAGCACGGTCTGGTATATCGAAATGTAAGCAATAGCGTCTTTGATGCTGTCCTCGTGCTTCGGAGATTCACTAATCCGAGAAATCTTGACGAGTGCCATACATAATGCAACTTGACTAGGTGTAATTGGATGGTCGAGGTATGCAGACCAGAGCTCACTGATCCGCTTATGGTTTGTGTAAGGATGACCGTAGACCGCTCCCCTTGAATGCACCAGATCGACAACATCGGCTAGCAGCTTCTCAGTTTTTGTCATAGTCAAATACCTGGTCTGACTTTAACTTGGTGTTCATTAATCTGCGGTGAGATTCCCACCCCTGCGCACGGCCCTTCCAATAACCATTTTGAAATGCTGTGTCTCTAATTTCGTGAATGATCCAGGCAAGTAATACTAAGCCTGTTATTGACCACATAATTACGTAACCAATATGTTGTAAATCTTGTAGCGGATTCATATAGCCCTATCTATGCGCACATATTTTGTGGCACGGCCATAGTGTTGCACTTGTGTATGACTTTGTGGATTATTTAAGGGCGTATTTGTATAACGTTTTGGTAACGATGTTACCCGTAGTACCTGCCCAGAGCTGTAAATGAGCCATCCTTATTAACTGGCACCAGGGTCGGTGTCAGGGTCTTTCCTACGGCTTCTAGTATAGCAAAGCCACCCTGCCAATTTGCAGCAGAATAGCGCAAATAAGAGGCTTTCTGTCGGTTCATTAGGTTTCCTACCTCAACCCCATATAAGGGCCTGTAATGGCTTCCTATGGCCTCTGAATAGGCACTCATACCCAGTCTGTGGGTGTGGCCACAAACCACCGACTTGCCCCATTTTTTAGCCAAGTTTAAAGCTGTGATTCCAGCGTGTTGGCTCATATTGCCTTCATCACCGTGGGCCAATACCCAGCCAGGATGAAACTCATATGCTGTCTTATGGTATGTCATACCCATTTCAGCAAAGCCCATAAACTTTGGGTATTGCAGCTCAGGTAGGCTCAGTAAGCCAGGTGTTTTTAAAAGAGTATTAAATAAGCGATCAGAATGATTAGAGCGGATAATATGACACTCACGGCTGTACTCGCTGAGATCCCAAAGAATCTGCTTACATAACTCACGGTCAGCGTGGATAGTTTGTTCATAAGCCAAAGGTGTTTTTTCAGCCCATCGACTAATGGTTTGGAAATCCATTTCATCGCCAACCACCAATACTGAATCAAATCGCTCACGCTTGGCTAATTTCTTTAGATTCTTGATTGCTGGATCCAGTTGGTATGGAGCCTGGATATCTGAGATTACTAACCAACGCTTAATCTTCATCCTCATCTGGAGTAGGAATAACAGGGATAATGCCCTTGTCGCCGACCACCCAGTCGGGCATAGACTCTGGACTATCCATTAGATACAACGCAACAGATTCGCTAAAACCTGCTTTGCGTGCAGCTTTAAACATTTCGTGTTTAGCAATATAAAACACTTCTAGCTTAGATAAAGGGTCAGGTGATTTACGCACCTTGCGCCTATTAATTTTTCTACGCTTACGTGTAGTTGCCATAATTAAAATTATCGCTTACTGATTAAGACAAAGAGATCATCGACACGCTGTTCTAATCGTGTTAATTGATCCTTCATACTAGAGCCACCATTAGGGCGCAACTCATTTAACCAGCCTTTAACTAAAAAACGTAATCCGATTAGCACGCCTGATAGCACGGCGATAACGCCAGCGCCAAAGCCAGCCCATTCTGTAGGTGTCATGCGTCATTAGCACCGAGGCCATAGGCACTATCGGATTTGTCTAAAGCCCTAACCGCTGGGCCTGCTAGAGCTGAGATAACTACAGCTACAACAGGATCTAATCCCAGTTCATTACTTGCTAAAAATGTTAAGAATGAAACCAATACGCCACGTGCGTATGACTTCAGTACAGCCTGTTGCTTCTTGCTTATCTTCATATCTTGCCCCCTATTAGTGGTATGTCGAACGCTGTGCCATTTAAATCACCTAATGTTGTAAAGCTAATATGTATGTGCTTCTTATGCGGGTTGATGCCTTTGTACTTACGCCACTTCCAATTTAATATCTTCGAGCATATTCTCCCGTTAAAGATGACGTATGATATGCGCTTATCTTGTTTGGCTGCGATTCTGATCTGGTCAGCCAGATAAGGTGCGAGGCTGTCGGATGACTCCAACCGAGAATCAATATCAATTGCTCTAACCCAGATCCCGTCTGGATTATGATCCGATTTTCTGGTGGAGTGACGGCTATCGCCCAACCACCCATCACTGGTAGTACGCCTATCTGGAAACCACGTATCAACTTGATCTCTTAACTGCACACCAGCTGCACATAATTTAGGCTGCATTAGCTAAGAAGAAGTTTTGCTTCATCCTCAGTAATGCCCAGTTTTTTTAATAAAGCAGTTTTTTCATTAGCTTTAATTTCCTCTTGGGCTAATGCAGCATCTTCGATTTCTTTATCAATTAGGTGTTGAGCATATTCAGCATCATTCATTTCTCGATCAATAATTTCATTAGTTGCTAAATCATAAATTCTAACTTTTGGTTTTGTCATTTTAATTTACTCCATATACGAATACAGTTCCACCATCTAAAGTATCGGTGCAAACAATGGTTATTGATGAAATTGCTGCTGAACAATCATACTTGCCTGTTGATGATACAAAAACTGGAGTGCCACCATCGCTTGCAATAGATACTGAGGAAGTCCAAACGTAATCGGTGTCAGTATAATTGTAGACCCAAGTTTGAGAACACAGACCAGCGCTAAACCCAGCAGTATCTCGCAATCTGTTGCCAATTTGTATTGATGATGATGCAATACCTTCGCCAGCAAGAGTAGTATTTATGGCTCTAACTTTGGCAAACTCATAACTAGTTGCTCCGCTGTCGCCATTCATTCTTAAACTTAAATTTGCGCCAGAAGCATTTGCCTCAGCATTTTTAACAACAATAAATAAATGTTTGTAAGTTGCTGGAATTGAACTGACTGTTGTATTACCGCTCAGAGTAGTTCCCCCAGCGTTGATTAAAGTCATGCCACCACTACCTCCAACAGCCGACCATGCTGCCCCAGTATAAAATTCAACTGAATTTGTGTCTTTTAAATAAGACATGTTGCCTTCTTGTGGTGAAGTTACTGCTGCAGTTCTAGCTGCTGCATTTGCAAACACCCAAGTACCTTGCATTAAGTAGCCATCAACATCGGCTGCGGTCAATACCTCGCCTGTAACAAAGTCCTTAAATCCTAATCCAGCGGCCATTATTTCTCCTTAGTAACTGAGCACATTATAGTCTAAAGTGCCATAGATATTGTTATCTAAAATCAGGGAATCGATTACGGGTTCCAAAGTCGTAAAAAAGACCCTAAAGCTGTTTGGCGTGATGGTGTTAGCCACCCCAAAGATTTGCAAAGTACGGTCTAGCGTGGAGCCACCTGGCTGGGTAGTAACCACCCTGATTGGATCAAAAAAATCTAATTCTAAAGCTGCAATAATGCCTGAATTGTAATTAGGCGTATAGAGGTCTAATTCAATACCATCGCATCTAACCTGGGTTTCAGCACGGCTAGCCACATAGGCCTGGGCATAATCTAGAGCTACAGCATCTGTCTGCATTAGTAGATCCTGCAGGTTATATGAGTGAATAAAGTATTTGTCAATAGATGCCTGGTTGATGGCTGTCTGTGGTGATCCACCTGTACGGCTAATTTGAGCAGAGTTAAAGATCAAGTCATCATCTAATTTCCACATAGCGTTGGCATATGCGATACCTGTGCCATCATCGTTGAATGTAGTTACTGTGCCACCGATTGATCCTGCCGTTACTGCTCTATCTTGAAATACAAACTCTCCGTCTGTGTTTACATATAGCGCCCCATATTCGGATGTCGCTACAGTAGTCATAGCATCTAGTGAAGTACGTGCCGTGCCTGGATCTGCCTGCATAGTAGTCAAGCCTGCATCTATATCACGCATAGTCGCTGGCCAGTCAATCTGATCTAATATCTGGTTAATTCTTGTACCTGATAAATTGCCAGAAGTAGCACCTGTTACTGTGGATATTTGTGCATTCTGGGCAAGCCTAAACGCATCTACAGCTTGTATAGTCGTATAAGCAACTTCTGTAGCATCTTTAGGTTGAGTGTTTACGTAACTTGTAATAAAGCCAGAGAATAAAGAATAAGTAGTAGCACCATAGGTAGCAGAGATTTGCACCTTTTTCATTGGTGTCAGCAATTCGTAATATGGCCCTGATGGATTGGTCGGGTTGAAATCTCCATTTTGATCTACAATTCTTAAAGTAAGTGCCCCTGTTTGGAATTGATCTACTAAAGCATTACGGCCCCTGCTAGTTTGTATGTAATTGATTTGATCTGATACATCAACAATAAAGGATGCAGAATCTCCTAGTATGTTTGTGTCTAGTATGCCAGTGCCTAATATCATCGCCTGAGCAAAACTTGGACCAGTAGAAAAGTTAATTACAGCATTGATTGTTGGTACGGCCATTAGTTAAGAGATCCCGCTGGTAACAATTTATTGCCTGATTTTAATAACTGCAATACGTTTTTCTGGATTACAGCTTCTAATTGCTGATCGGTAACTATTGTGCCAGCGTTTACAACTACTGTGGCTGTAGGCTGAACAGTTGCAACGGCAGCGGCAACGGCTTGTTGATTAGTTGCACCTTGTGGCAATCTAGCAAACTCATCTGGTGCTATTTGATTACGGCCTCGGCCAGTCATCTCACCTAGAGCGTTAAACAGAGCAGGGCCAAAATTTGTAAGCGCACTAGCAGCCATACCTGCAGCTGTGGCTAGGGCATCAATAGAAGCCTTAGCGCCTAGTTCAGCGTTTAATTTTTTAGCCAACGCTTCATTATTATCTAGAATTGCTAGCTGTGCCTTAAGTCTTAATTTAGTTTCTTCATCGGTTGCCTGGTTAAGCGCCAGGGTTAATCCTATGCGTTCAACATCAAACTTATCTTTAAGTTTATCTACTTCTGATTTAGCCTTCAGTTTAGCCAATTCATCGGCCCTGGCTTTATTGGTGTCTCTAATTATTTTGTTTTCCAGGCGTAATTGCTGGACATAAACACGGCTTGCTGATCTTGGCTCTAAATTGGCTTTAGTTCCCGCCTTGCTTTTTGTTTCTTCCTCGGCCAGTTTACCTAGTAAACTAAATATATTTGTGCCAAATAAAATATCGGTTGACTTTTTTGCACCTGGTATTTTTTGTAATTCAGCAATTAAAACACCCACGCCAGTAATTGCATCACCAGTGGCCTTGCCAAAGTTTTCCATTTTAGCTGTAGTGTCTTCGATACTAGTGTCTTTACTTAACGCATCAAGCGCACCTAAAATACCCCGACCAATTTCTTCTTTAACGTTCTCAGATGCTACTTTTAATAAATCCATTTTGCCAGCATAAGTGGCTAACCTGGCTGCGGATTGCCCAGCAAACTTTTGATTAAGTTCGCCCATAATCTTATCCATATCACCAGTTTTAATTATGGCCTTGCTTAATCCTGCGCCTAATCTAGATAATGATGTGGTTTGACCTGAATAACCTTTAGATATTGCAGCAGTTACCTCAGATAAAGATTTACCAGTAGCCGCACTAACATTTAATGCAGTTGATAATGCTTCTTGGCTTTTAGTAATTGACCCAGTAACTGTTAATAATTGTTGAAATGCTGGGCGTAATTCATCATCTAAAACGCCAGTAGTTCTCTGAAGATTAGATATATATTTTTCAACTCCTGGAGCACTGAATTGGTAACCAGTATTTTTTAATTGTTGCTCTAAGGCTTTGGCTGCTTTTTCATCGGCTGCAAATGCTGCTACGGCTTTTTTACTATAGTTGATTAAAGATGCTGCGCCAAATGTAATACCAAAGGTTCTGCCTAATTTCTTAACTTGTTTATCAAATGCTGATATTTCTTTCTTGCCCCTAGCAAGTGCTTTACCATTAAAGGTTGCGGTTGCTGCTACAAATATATTGGCCATTACGCTGCCTTCTTACTTCTGATTTCGGTTTTTCTGTTAAACTCTACAGCTGAGTTATCTATAGCCTTTAATATGGCCTCATATATTTTCAAACTGTCTTGCGCCCAAGCCTTGTAAATTAAACGGCCCTTAGTTTTTCGGTTGCCGCCACGAATGCCAGGTATTTTAGGTTGAGATGTTACTGGTTCTAATGCGGCTATAAATTGTTGGCTAGCAAATGGGTTATTAGATTTATATTCTTCAAATGCTTTACTGCGGGCAGATCGCTTAGTGTATTGACCGCTTGCGCCTTGCGATGCTCTCATTTCAAATGGTGCTCTACCTTGTGGGTTTAAACGGCCAGCAGTTTCATAAATAGATCCAGGTCTGCTCACGTTGTAAACATAATTGCTTACTTTAAATCCATTTCTTAATGTTTTGTTTTCTCCAGGATTGTAACCAATACCTGCTAATACTGCGCCAGCATCATATTTGGGAAATGGTCTATAAGATACATCGCTAGACATTGGCTTAGACCAACCAGATAAAACTGCATTATTGCTTGGTACAAATCCTTTGGCTTTAGTTGCCACACCACGCATTAAAGGATCTATAGCGACCCTAATGCGGGTGCGCATATCTTCATCAATAAAACTTAATCCCGCTAAGACATCTTTAACGCCTACGACCTCTACTGGCATTTTTGATCTCCTTAGCTCTGTCTGTCAATACCTGGATTATTGCTCGATACATTTCCGTATCCATATCAATAAACTCGCTAGGCGGTATCCCAGTCTCTACACTCAGCTGTGCGATGCTGTAAAGTATTGAAGACCGCTCTATTATTTTTTTTCTTCGTCTAATACCTCAACAGTATCTAAAGTGTCTATAAACTCTGATCCCCATAAAGGTATTTGTGCGCCAGCCCTGCGTAAGCATTCATAAGCCAACCAAAATATTTCGGTTTGCCTTTCGTGCTCACGCAAGACTTTGCTAATACCTGATCCATACTTCAATTCGAAAGCGTACTCGACACCTGGAGTTATCTTGTGTTCAGATACTTCACCATTAGCCCTTGTTATCTTTAGCTTTGCCATTGTTACTCCTTAGTTAGAATGCCACCGATGGGGACACTGTTACTGCAGAGTTTATAGTAAATGTTACAGATGAGGTAGCGATCTCAGCCACGCCGCCCTGACCTAGTGGAGTTAGGTTGTTTACCAAAATTGAGAATTGGTAAGATGGGTTTGCTGCTGATACTGCTGTGCCTTTAACTGTAATCATTGAAACAGAGATTGTCTGACCAAAGCAGTCATTCAAAGTCTGCATTACCTGAGCAGATGCCCAGTCATTGATAAAGTCAAGTGTTAAGGTGCCAGATTGTAGGCCAGCCACAAACTTGTGGGCTGTGTCGCCCATAGCTGTAACTTCTAGCTCATCTGCTACCTGGTTAATTACTGCATTGGTTACGTATGCAGAAATATCGATAGAAGGTGTTGTCTTGGCTGCTGCTGTTGCCAACTTAACACCAACATTGTTATTTAAATAGATTGCCATTGTTATTCCTCATCTTTCTTTGTTTGTGCAGTTGGTTTTGGTGCTTCTTTGATCTGGCCTGTCTTAATTAAGAAGGCTAAGTCTTCTGCTTGTGTGCTCATTTTAACTCCAGCTCGTTAGGATTGATACGGTTATTTCTGATGTTAATAAATCTCCACTAGCTGCGTTAGTTATAGCTGGAGCGGAGACACTCGATATGTTGAGCACCAGTGATGATGCTGCTAGTTTGTTTACAACTGCTACTATAAAAGTTTCCATACCTGCAAGGTTGCCCTGATTATCAAATGCAGGGGCGGTTATTAAAATCTTAAAATTGGCCATTGGTGATAAGCCCGTTTGCTCATTGTTACTTGGCACGATATATGGATCGCTAGGTGTAATAACCACGCTGTTTGCTAATAATGTGGCTGGTGGATAGGCAAAGGTGGACCATACGCCAACATTGGCTAGATCGCTTGCCAGTGTGCCTCTTAACGTGGTAATTGCAGCTGGCATTAGCCCACCAAAGATGATGGTGCTGAATACGGCTGGATGAGACCACGCACTCGGTTAATCAGCTGATAACCCATCCGATAAGGGCTGGCACTGATCCCATCCATACCGACCCCACCAGTCTGGCTAACTTGTCTTGCTTGCCAGATGTCTACAGCAACGATCATCGCTGCCTCACGTATTGCTGGGGTTGTCGCATAAGATTGGGTCTTGTGGTCTGGGCCAGTGGCCACGCCATAAGGTAATACCTTGTGAAAAACTTGATCTGCGGCAGTTTTGGCATATTGAACAAATGAATAGCCATTAGGGTAATTAACTTGGCCGTAGTTATACATAAATACTGGGATAAGGCTAGTAGTACCAGATGTTGGCGGTATTGTGCCTGTAATTGTGTGCGTGCCGTTAAATGTGGCACCGCAACCACTCACCACTATTGATTGGGTCGCAGCGAATGCGTTTGGACTGGCAAGCATAAGTGTTGCCACGTTATCTTGTAATGATGTGCCTACTACTGGGGCAGTGTTAAACCAAAGATATTGATTGATTAAATCTTCGCTACTTTGGCAGCATTCTTCAACAGTCGCATCAGAGTAGAGTGAACCAATACCGAGGTTTGCCCTTAACTCAGCTGTAGTTACATACGTGGCTGCCATCTCTACTCCTTTGCTAATAGCTCTCTGGGGCTAGGGCTACTAAACCCCAGAGATTACTTATTTGTTAACGGGTCTTATCAGGTCTT